GTCATGTATAAATTTCTAAACTGTTCTGTAACTTTTGGAAGTAAAGTATTTAACTGGCCTTTAAACTGTATTAGGTTGCTTCTATCTACTTTTACAGGCTCGTTACCTTGGCTACCAGTATAAGTTTCCGTATCTGAAACTCTGATTTTATCCTTACCCGTCCAAACTATCGCATTCCTTCCATCTTTTTGTCCAAATTCTATAGAAGGATCGTTTTTTATCTCTAGTAATGCCTCATATATTAATCTTAGTTGTGTAGCTATATTGCTATACTCACTATGGTGTGGATGCATTCTTTCATCCGTTTTCCTATATCGGTTATTCCATTTATTAAATAGGCTTGAGTACTTTATAAAAGTAGGATTATCGTCTACATAAATCTGCTGTAATATTTTATTCAAAGCCTGAGCTTCTGGAGTAGCTTTATCTAATGTATCATAGAACTTTTGATACCCCTCTGCTGTTATATGATATTTTGAATATATCAATTTCTTCAAATGTTCCACCCTAGTTCTAGGGTATTTTAATATTGTCTGAATGGCTTTCTTTAGACTGGGTCCTCCGCTAGATCCCTTTCCAGTTGCTTTTATTACCATTATTTCAATATTTTATACATATCAAGTATTCTTTTGATATGATCTGGAAAGCCTGCGTTGCCTGCTATGCTAGAACTAACTGGGTTCTCAACCATAGCTCCTGCTATTTGCATTCTCTCTTTCCTCTCATCTTTTAAGTAATATTTGATTAAATCATATAATGCTAACTTTAAGTCTGCAGGTGTTGTGCTGTATCCTGCAGTATATACTACTTTTACAGCTTTTCTTCCTTGTGGGAAGTATTTAGTACCAGTGCTTTGAGTTCTAATTATGCTGTCTGTTACCATGTCGGGTATATATTCATATTTACCACTACTATCAGAATTTTCTGTGATTAGGGTTACATATGGACTAGCTTGGTCGTCTCTCTCCTGTACTGATGTTACAGCGACTAATGGACTTTCGTCTAACATTACTCTGTCTGTGTAAGAATCGAGTATGTCGAAGTACTCGGTTTTGGCACTACTGTAGTAATCTACAATACTTGTTCCACAATAACTTTTTACAAGTTGACTAATGGAAGTAATAATCACATTAATCCTTGCGTCATTTTGTACACCTTGAAGTCCTGCGAAGTCTTTATATTGTTGTAATGTTACTAAGTTTGCCATAATTTTTTAAAAAAAGTTGGTGGGGAATGATCCCCACCAAAATTCGACGTAAGCTATTAACTAGCTTTGTATTGGTATGCCCACTTAGAAGTAGCACCATCGATAAGATCGGTGAAGCCAATTCTTTGAGAAGCAATGAGAACTCTACGCTGGTTAGCAACTTCGTAATCAGACTCAATGGTTACTCCACGTAGTCTTGGCATTACATAGTTTTTTGCGTATAGAGCAATCGCTCCAGGCATGTTCGCTGCTTGTGTTGGGAATTCATCACAGACAATGACTTTAGAGCCAAAGACTGATCCAATCTCACCACGTACTTTAGTAGCCATATCGCCTACTAAATTAATGTCTTGGAACTCAGCATCTTCTAATAAGTTGAAGTAGACGCCTTGTGATACGATGTAAACTACATCGCTTGGGTTCATTCCATATTTACCCATATTTTTTCTAAGAGCTAGAAGTTCTAACGCTGTAACAGTGTCAGTAGCAACTGCTGTAGCGGATTGTGTTACATCACTATCTGCTTCAGCTAATGTCCATATGCCGTCAAAAGACGCACCGCCAGTACCAAATTGGCCGTCAGCGTTGTTACCCAAAAGGATAGCATTTTCAATGGATCTTGCATGAGATCTAACAATAGACTCCCTGATTAAAGGAAGAATCGGTAAGATCGCATCTTCTTCAGTTTCATTACCTAAGTAGGATTGTGAAACCAATTTTTTGGTTGAAAGAGTTCTCTCAGCCATATCAATACCACCCCAAGGAGTACCATAAGTATCTCCACGTTGTGCTAAGTTACCATGAGGGCTGGTACCTGTAATTGCTTGTGTAGACAAGAATTCAGCATATCCAGAATCTGGTAAGATAGGAATGATTTGAGTTGCTGATTGCATTGGGATTTCTCTAAATAGAGGAGCCAATGTGAGCTCTAATTGAATGTCTCTTTCGACATTAGTAGATACTGTTTGTTCAAAATCTGCTGATGAAACGCCAACACCTGAATGTGCGTTAACTTTTTCTAAAACATCTCCAGCCATTTTAGTGTTCCAACCTTTACCCGTTGCTAGACCCATGGTCCATGCATCGTTGATATCAGATTCAAACGTTTTGTTCCAGTCACCGCTCTGTGAACGATCACCGAATACTCTTTTTGACTCACGAATTGCTTCGATTTCAGATTTTTTCTCTTGCAGTTCTGTTTGCAAAGAGGTAACAATCTCTTCAAGGCCTTCTTGTCTGCCTTCAAAACGTTTTTCAACGTCTGAAATAAGAGCTTCCGCTCCAGACATTCCGACTTCAACGATTGTTTTAACTTTTTCTTGCTCAGCTTCTTTTTCAGCTAGGTCTGCGGCTTCCGCAGCTGCTTTTTCTTCAGCTTCGCTTACTTCTTTTGCTTTCTGTTCAGCTTGTTGCATCGCGATTTTAGTAGCAGTTGATTTTGCTACCTCTTCAGCGAATGCTTTCAAGTCGACATCAGCATTTGGAGTATTTTTTTCTGTAGACATAAGTCTCTCCTGTTGAGTGGGCGAACCCACGGCTTGTGGCGCATCAATTTCTTCAGCCTTCACTGAGTCCATTACATGAGCCGATTCTTTTTGTGAAAAAGAAGCTTTCCATTCCTCATATTCAGATTGAGAATCGAATGATTTCGCAATCGAAAACATGGCAGTCTGGTTAGCTGGTACGCTAACAACAGACACTTCGAATAATTCGGCGTCTTTAATCTTGTACCCGTCAGTTTCATCAATATAATCGGCGTCCTTGACTCTGAAACCGACAGAAAAGGCTCCAAGTACACCGTCTTTAATAAGATCTTTAATTTCGCCTGCAGACTTAGAGATTCTCGCTCCAAGTTCCAGACCTTTGTCAGAAACTTCTAATGAAGTTGCCCGACCTATTGGTTTGTTATAGTCATGGTTAAACAAAACGATTGGATTTGATTTAAAGTTATCCAATCCACCATTTTTTGTCCATGCATCATGTTCAACTATATCACCTGCACGATCAGTTGCGTTAGTACTGGCATATCCTTTGATATTGACAGAACCGTCGTCGTCTTCGCCTAGTGATTTAAATGTAGATGACCAATGAAAAATTTTCTCTGACATAAGTTTACCTATTTTTCAGCTTTTTTAGGAGCTGGCTTTGCTTTTGATTTTGGTTTTGGTGCGGGGACGGGAGCTGGAGCTGGTGCCATTAAGGCAAGCTGCTTCTCTGCCATCTGCTGCATACGATTCCATGAGCCAAAAGCTCTTTTTGCTACGATGAATCTCATAGGAGCGTCATCTGCAGCTTTATACTCTACCGTGGACATAACATGTCCTTTTTCTGCAAAGTATTCAACTAGTTTTTTTAATACTGCTGGTTTATTCATTGTTTTCCTCTGATTCCTCTGGTGGTCTTCCACCTTCTGTGGGGTCTGCTGCGCTACCCGCAATGTTAGCTGGAACTCTTAAGTCATCGTGCCCTTCTAAAGGCTCTTTTCCTAAGGCGTCTCTTGCTTCGTTTGGTGACATAATACCTGTATTAACCAAAGTAGCATAATATGCAGCTTGGTCTCGTAATTCCGGTTGTAGAGCTGGAACATTAGTAACGTCCTCAACTAGTTCAAATCCGAAATAGCGTTCGCAGGCATATGCTATTTTTCTTACTATAGGGAGAACTGTCTCCAAGTAGTAAAGTCTATGATTAGGTCTAATGTTCGCATTATTCCCACCATCTAGAAGAATCGGCGGTACGCCTAATGCTTCTAAAATTACTTTTTCGTTTGCTGCTATAGAAGGTTGAAAGTCTAGTTCTTTAAAGTTTACTTTAGTTAAACTATCTACTTCTAAGCCGCCGTCTAAGATTAGAGGTCTTCGACCTCCGTTTTTTGGATTATATCTTGTACTCCAAGCTTGTAACATTCTTTCTTTGATTTTCTCAGAAAGTGTATTAGGGCTTTTAAGTACTAATCCGGGGACTGCTCCGTTTTTAAAGAAGTTGTCCTGAAATTTTCTCATGCTGTCCATTAAGTACATTGTTCTGTACGCTGGCTTTAGTCTAGGTACTCCCCTATATATTGAATAAAATGAGTTTTCCTTAATATGTATAATTTCTTTTGGGGAGTATTCTATTTGACCATCATATACATACTTGCTAACATAGGTATCGGTATCCGCTTCTATGGTAACATTTTGTGCAGGTAGATGATAAAGATGGACACCATCATAATAAATGAATATGTTTCCATCAATCAATAAATCAATAACTAGATTTCTCTTAAAGGTATTGACATCTTGAAAAGGGTTTGGTTCTTTGTTAAGTAACAAATCAACACGAGTTCTTCGAACATTTTCTACAACTGGTGAAATTCCTTGTACTTTAGTACCAACACTATATTTAATATCAGCGGAATCGTCAACAATCATGTTGACTGCGCGATTAACTACCTCTAATTCTTCGTAAGCT